CGAGCACAAAACGATTTGCGGCGTGCCGCTGCTTTAGGTGATTTCTTTGCTTGGGCTGCTGACACAGGTGGTTTCAGGTTCATACCTTGCGCTTTGGCTGATGCACGACCTTTAGCGTTGAGTCCGCCCGCAGGGTTCTTGCCTTCTTTGCGTTGCCACGCTGGTGTTTTAGCCACGTCATGTCTCCAATAGGTCGCCTGAGTTTTTTAAAGCGTTTTTCACATTCAATACTACACGGTGTTTAACGCCAGGTGCCAAATCTATGTGATGGTCCCCGATGTCTGCACGGACACGGCGTTTAACTTGAATTTCACAGATTGGCTCTAACCGTTCCCATTTGTTTGGCACAGTTTTTTCGGATGGTTTAACTATCTGTAACAGTTGTTTTGCTGATGTTTCCCAGTTGAATGCTTCTGTTTGGGGTGCTGTTTGTTCGGCTTGTTTACGGTATTTGTCACGGTTGTTGTAGATATCTTTGATGGCTTCGGCTATTGCTTCTTGGTCTGGTTCGTCCCAGTCGCCCATGTTTTGCCATACGCCTTTGGCTGTTGGAACACTTGTGGTTGGGATTCTGTGGGTGGCTAAATCTGAGAACTCTTTGTGACCGTGAGCGTCGGACAGGATAGTTGGGATACCTGATGAGATTGCTTGTAGGGGCATCAGCCCGAATCCTTCGCCTCTGGATACGGATATGAATGCGTCGGCGGATGATACCAGGTTTCGTTCTTCTTCGACGGTCATCCATTGGCGGTGAACTATGACGTTCGGGTATTCTAAATCGTTTGGTGCGAACAAATGTGGTGGAACTATTTTGATATGTAGTTCTGCGTCGGGTAACTGGAGTTTGTTGAATACTTCTAGTACGACATCTAAACCTTTGCGGAACCATTCGGAGCCGCCGCATAATAGTTTAAATTTTTTGTTTGGTTTATGTGGTTGCGGGTACCAGATGGTGCGGTCTACTGCGAGTGGGATAACCCGAACGTTGTCGTGGTAGTCGGAGAACAGTTCCCAGTTATGTAAACTTGGTACTAGAACTGTTTTGAAACTGCTCAAGTATAGAAAGAATTCTGGTGGTAGCCAGTTTGTTTCCCACATTGTTAGCAGATGGGCAACTTGTTGTTTTTGCCAGCCTTTAATCATGTTTGGTCTTAAGGCGAAAACTGTGTGTTCTGCGGAGTCGTCGAACGTGACGTGTTTAGATAATGCTTGACGTAAACCTTGAACCATTTTGCCGTACCCAACTTCGGGTATGTTTACGCCGACAAGGTTTAGGTATTTGGTAGGATGCCCGTTTCCACTTGCCATGATTCCTGCGCCCGCCTTTCTACTTCTGCTGCGCCGTCTATGCGTTTTGGTTGTAGACCGTTGGCACGTAGCCGTTTGTATGCGGGCATATCTTTTTTCCAACCTCGTTCGGTTGCGTTAACTTGTGCGACTTTGGCGCCACGTGATGTGGTGCTGTTTGTTGCCATTCTGATTCCCGCTATTCTGCACCCGAAACATCCTTCGACATCCAGATTGGGGTGTGTTTCCCTATGTTTCACGTAATGTAACTCCCGTATCCTGCGGCTGTTAACGCCGCTGCTTCCTCTGTAGTTATTTCGTTGCCGTGTCCACCATAATATGTTTTTGTAACTGTTGTCATATCTGATGGTTGTTTGTCTGTGTACGAGTTGTTTGCTAATAGATAGATGTTTTTGCCGCGGGGTGACGGCGGGATGTGTGTCCCTAGTCTGTTTGCTCGGCGTTGTTCTTTGGCTAAGTATTGTCCGTCCATGTATTCCCCGACGATTACGGGGATAACTAGGTTGTCTGTCGGTGGATTAAATGTGGGCATTATGTGATGCTCGCTCCGTATCCTGCTGCTGTTAGTTCTGCTACTTCTGTGTCGTCTAAGAAAATGTCGTGACCACCGTAATACACTTTTGCTATTAGTTCTGGTCTACGTGGGTCTGTTATCTGGTAGGTGTTGTTTGTCAGTTTATACAGGTTGTATGCTCTGATTCCTTGTGGGGTGTGTGCGAACAGTTTGTCTTCGCCTTCGGCGTATCTTGTTGCGAACGCATATGTTGACGTGTTTGGTACACGGAAAATATGTGACTTAACCCAAGTAGCCGTGCCTGTACCCGTACCTGAACCTGTGGCTGTGCGTCGATTGATGCGTGCCCCAACACCTGTTTGTGTGCCTGCACCCGAACCTGTAGCGGTACGGATAGATGTCAACAACCAGATACCTGTGCCTGTTCCTGCGCCCGAACCTGTGGCAGTTCGGACACTTACAACGATGTCAACACCTGTACCAGACCCGACACCTGAACCTGTAGCGGTACGAACAGGGATGAGCACCCCAACAACTGTTGCTGTGCCTGTGCCTGAACCCGTGGCGGTTCGTGGTGCGATATGCAAACCTGTTGAATCGAAAGTGCCAACGCCTGAACCTGTGGCGGTGCGGACAGCAACAGCGATATGTGTCGCAGTACCTGTGCCTGTACCTGAACCTGTTGCTTGGCGTTGACGCAAAACATTTGCTAAAGAAGAAGCAGTACCTAAACCTGAAGCGGTTGCGGTAACAGTAATAACTGCACGAACACCAAGATAGAAACGACCACCCGTAAGATACGGGAAACTAAAATCGGTGAGTTGACCTAAACGTGTTTGTGATGCGCCATGCGCCACAGATGATGTGCCATCACCAGCGCCTGTCGCTGTGCGTGTAACTACACGAAAGTATGTGCCACGATAAAACGGGTGTGTGTCAACAAACGGTTCTGCATAACCAGTAACTGCTGTTTGTGCCATAGGGTTTACCCCCTACGACTAATCGAGGGACAGAGTAAGGGAAGTAATCTGAAAAGTATCGCCAGCAGTAACAGCCGCAGACGACGACAAAGCACCAGTCCACAAAGCATTACCCGCAGTTGAAGCATCCCACAAAGACCAATGCGTAATTGTTTCTGTAGCCGCAACGTTAGTCCATTCAAGGGTTGCATCGGTCGCAATAGAACCAGAAGACGCAGCCGCCCAAGAAGCCGCCTTACGTGTCGTTTCTGATGCAGCGTTTGATGTTGCAGCCTCACCAGGGTCGCCTGTATGAAGTTTCACATAAACAGTTGTTGGCATAGTCCAAGCGGCTTCGCCTGTTACATGGTCAAGAATTTTGTTTTCAGCGTAGTTCGAAATAGACATATAAACCTTTCAACGTGACGAGTATAGCAAAAGCAAAAGCCCCCCGCCGAAGCAGGGGGCTGTCGCTTATTAAGTGCTACTAGTTAGAACCGATTGATGATGCCGATTCGATTCGACGAAGCGAAGCCTCGCGGAAGCGACCGTAGCCACCAAGCCAGTACCAACCAAGCGGTTGGAGACGCATCAAAATGTCGGTCACGTTGCCGCGAACGATTTTTGGTACAGCGCCGTTGCCGTCTTGTGCGCTAAATGCCTTAGCAAGAGCCTGACGACCCATGATGTGTGTGCAGTACACGTCGATGGTTCCAGTTGTGCTGGTTCCGTTCGATGCGTCAACAAACTTCTTGGCTCGTGGTGTCTCAATGAAACGTACCGACTCAAACAAGCCGATTTCGCCATTGTAGATACCCTCTGGGTTTACGTAGTTTGCTGGTGTGCGCCATGCTGCTGCGTCAGTTGCCGAACGGAAGTCGTACGACACGTCTGGGTGGATGAAACCAATGTAAGAACCGTTGAAGGTTGCTACGTTGGCTCCACGGAGTTGTGCAACAACTTTGCGAACGTCATCAGCGGCGAGTACGTCGTCTGCTGATACTGATTCGCGGCTTGTTGGGGTTGTTGAACCGCCTGTTGCGTAAACAACGTTGGTTCCGCCAGCGAGAACGTCACGGACAACTTGGTCCATTGAATCGCCTGCGTTGTAACCAATGATGTTTGCTGCTGCTGAGTCAACATCCAAGAATGCTGTTCCGCGCAGTTTTGCGGTTGTTACTACTGCGTTACCGTATTCGTTCAGAGTTACAGTTACCTGGCTGTCTGAGAGCGCTGTCGGTGTTACGTCAGTTACTTCGTTCAACGTAGATGTCGCTGCTGCGATGTCTGCGAAGATGGTGAATGTGACACCAGTTCCAGGCATTGCCTGTTGGACTGGTTGTACGTCTGCTGCCTGGTCGAACAGGAGTTCTGAACGCAATGCGAAGTACGCAAGACGGTCAAATGCTACCTGGTCTACTGACAGAGACGAGAGTTGTGTTTCGCCTGCCATGATTATTTATTCCTTTGGTTTTGAGGGGGTTATGGTAATTGTGATGCCCGTGCCTCAGCCAAGATTTGGTCTACTTCTTGTGGCGACCTTGCTTCGTTTAACCTTCGATTCCAGTCAACTGGCGGTTGTGCTGTTTGGCTACCTGCCGCAAGTTTTGCGGTTCGTTGCCAAGCCTGCGTTTCGCTCGGTGTTGGTTGTGAATCTGGGGGACTAATCAATTGCGCCTCTACAGCAGCCTGACGAATTGCTTCTGGGTCAAGTGCGCCGTCGTATGCTTTAACGAAATATTTTGACATCGGTTGAAGCGGGTCGATACCTGCTTTAACAAATGCTAATTCTCGTTTCGCTGACTCGGCTTCCGCTACCTGCTTTCGTAGGTCTGCGGTTTCCTTTTCCAGTTGCTTCATCCTTGCCCTAACTGGGTTTCGGGTTTCGGATTCTTCTATCTGGTCTTCGCTGTCGTAGTTGTCAAACTCTGACATATGGCACTCTCCGTTTCTGCCCACATCACATCAGAGGTATGTGATGGCTGCTATTGATTTGTCACCCCGAATTGCGCCGCACAGACTGGGGGATTTCTGTGAAGGTAATGAAACTATATACGGTCTTAAGACCGTTGTCAACTATTCGACGGTGCTGAGTCCGATGTTCCTTGTGCCTGTTCCGCCTGCGAATCCGCCGCTTGCTTCGAACTCTGCTTGGCGTCGACGTCGGCGTCGGGCAATGCGTTGTTGTGCTGCTTGTTCGTTTGTGAAAGTGCCTGCCAGAATGTCTTCTTGGGTGATTGTTTCTTCACCCTGTAGCGGTCTGAATAGCCCTGCTGATTGCCCAAGTTGGGTGAAACCTTGTTGTGCCATCTCTGCGGTCACACCTTGTTGGGCGAGCGATTCTGCTTGTGTGCCTGTTAGTTGCATTCCGCCAGATACTTTGCCTGCGGCGGCGATTCGTGCGGCACGAACTTTGCGTTCAATTTCTTGACCAGAGCGTATTGGGTCTAAAACGTATGCGGCTAGGTCTGCATCTTGTAAATCTGGGACAAGCATTTTAAGTTGGCTTAATACTTCGGGCGACGAATTTTTTACAACGTTATAGCCTTGTTCTATACGTTTGCTGTATTCGACTGGTGAAACATCGTTGGCTATAAAGTTTGCAAAGTCGTCTTGGGTGTCATAGAATCCACGGGGTAAGCCAAGGCTTTTATTAACTTGTTGATACGACTGTTCTTGGCTGATATATTCCGCTTCGGATAGTAGCGGCAGATTCTTTTTGGCGCGTTCAATGTTGCCTTTAAATCGTGCTTGATATTGTGGTGTTTCTCTTACTGCACCAAAAAGTGCGTCGGTGTTTTTGATTAGTGATGGGTCGCCTATTAGCGCACCTGATAATGGACCGAATAGTGACTCTAGGTTGTATCGTCGAAGGATTGCTTTGAGTTCGTTTGCTGCTGAACCAGCCAACGTTGTTGCGCCTGGGGGTGTGGCATACGTCACACCTGTGTTGTCTGTGCCGTCTCCAGTATCACCAGAAGATTGTTGTTGCCTAATTTGTCCTTGGTCGATAAGTGTTTGTAAGGCAGCGTTGCGTTGCTCGACGGTGCCAGCACCAACATTTACTCCAGCAACGAGGTCACGAATGTATTGCGATGTTGCTGCGTCGCCGTAGTAGCCTGCGGCTTCATACGCTAAAGTTGGGTTAACTGTTGCGGTGGTTTCGCCTCTACTAAAATTGGGGTCAACCATTGTATTCAAATCTTCTTCAGGCAAACCTGCCAAACGAGGGTCATCTGGTCTTATCGACATTAGCCTAAGACCTTTCCAAACCCGCGGACAATCATTGAAGCAGCATCACGAAAAAGAGTTTTAGCCTCATCAGTTTCCATATATTCTGGTTGACTACGCACAAACCTACTCCACTCAGAGTTGGTCATCAGACGTGCTTCATTAGTGTTCGGGTCAACATAAGACAACAATTTACCCCATTTGTTAGGGTCTGTGAAATCGATTGTTTCAGGGTCAACACCCAAAGTTGATGCGGCAAGAGCCCTGTAGGTGGCTGTAGCCTGAGTGATGTTTCGCCCAGCAGCCAACTGTTTAGCCAAAGACGGATACAAATTCTCTGCATCCATCCTCATGTTCTCTTTAATCTGCTCAATGGTCATCGTCTTACCGATTAGCCCTTGGGTGTAAGCATTGATGTCATTGTCTGATAGTTTCAACCCGTAATCGTTGGCGAGTGAACGAATACTTCTAGCATCCATACCGCCTGTGATTGCCGCTGATGGTGTTGCTGATGTCCCTGCTGCACCTGTTTTAAGAATTTCTGCGCCAACATAACGCCCAATTTCGTCGGTGTTCCAACCATATTTGTAGGCTTGTGTAGCAAGATTCGCTACGGCTGCTTCAGGTAATTTGTAGCCTTGTTTGCCAACATAGTTACTTATCTCTATGCGTTTGGCATCAATGTTTGTTTTCTGTGTGGCAGGGTCTGATGCTGCTTCTTCAACAAATGCACGTTCTTTGGCTTCGGTTGTTTTCCACCATGCAGTCGATTTAACAGAGTTAAGAAATCTGTCTTTGGTGAAACCGAGTTGAACCGCTTCGTCAACAATCTTTTTTAAATCTGGGATGGCATCATAAAGGTCAACAATCCAACCGTATTGACTTTTTGCGTATTCTTTCCAAGATTCATCAGGTGATGCTTTGGCTTTAGCAATAATGTTTTTATATAGTTTTGGATATTTTTTGATTGCTTCTTCAAGTTTTCCGCGGGCGGTACTGTTCGGGTAGCGGCGTGCTACCTCATCTAAGAATTGTTGGTCGGCGGCATCTTGTGAAAACATTGTTAGCCTTGTAGTAATTCTGACAGAATGCCCATATAGTCACTATATTCTGTGGCTTTGGCTGCTGTTGGTTGAAGTTTGCGTGCCTGTTCCTGAGCGAAAGCAGTCGGGTCTGGTGCTTGGATAACTGTGCCACCAGCACCAGTAGCCGCACCTTGTTGGTATTGGGTTTCTAATTTAGCGAACTCTGTTTCCATTTTTTTGGTTTGCTCTGGGGCAAGTCTTTGTCCGATGACGGCTTGTGCGCCGCGTTCAAATGGTTGACGTAAATCGATAGGGTTTGTTAAACGGACAGCCGCCCTCTGTGATGCTGCTTGAACTTCCAGCGGATTTTTAGCGTAATATTCTAACGCTGTCTGGATATCGGCGCCCCTAACTGCTTCATCAGTATTGATATAACCAAGTAAATCTTTGACTTTGGCAATCGTTTTGTCGTCGTTAATTCTGCCAAGTACACCTGGTTTCCACCCAGGGAACGCTTGCATAAGTTTAGTTTGCAAACCGATAACTTGGTCTTTCGGGGTTTTTAATATTATTTGCCAGTCGTTTGATAAGTACAAATAAGGGGTGCTCTTGTTGTTAAATACGCTTTGGTCTGGGGCTTTCCACTCTGGGTCTATACCGCCTGCGTAAGAAGGTTTTGTTTCAGCGCTAGGAAGTTTTGGTGTATTGTCTTCTTCAGGTTTAGATGGCGGAACTGTCGTGGGGGTGGTCGCAGGCATAGTTGTGGAAGTGGTCGATGACGAACCAGAACCATCTTGGGGCATTATTCCAATGACCATTTATTCTCCTACTGTTTCTTCTTCTGGCGGCAAAAACTCTTGTGACAGAACATTTTCCCACAAGTTCTTAAATTCTGGATAAGTATACACTAAGTATGCGCCCATCTGATTAAGGTCAAAACGCATCGGCTCATTACGTGGATTCTGTCTCCATTTATTTTGCAAATAGGCGGCATTGTCTACAGTTTTTAGTTGAGCCAGTTTGGTTTCACGGAAATCCCAATACTCCAACAAAGCCTTACCAACAGGCGTTTTAGTAATTTTTGGGTCTTTAACCATTTCGCCTATTTCAATCATCTCAAACTTGATGCTTGCTTCGCTTTCACCAATTCTTTCTTTAACCGACTTATACATTGGGAATTCGCGTTGAACTTCGTCAATTTTTTGTGACATCGCCAAACGGTATTCGTCGCTTTTAAGTATCTGTTCCTCGGTGTATCCAGCGTCCATATATGTTTTCAAGAATTTTCGTGATTCTTGTTTAACGATGGATTGAGCCAATTTATTTAAAGCAGCGTCTTGCCGTTCCTTAACATCAGCAGGGCTACGCTGTCCCTCTATGCGCTGCATTGTGAACGCTTTCGGGTCGTACTCGCCTGTTTGCGGACCGAGATAGCCGCCTGCTAGCGGATACTCGTCTAATACGTACCTGTTTTTTGTTTGCCATTCAGCGTATTCTTTTGTTGGGATAACACCAGGTTGTGATGTGGTTGACCCAGCCAAAAACGCCCAGGCGCTTTCACCATATTTATCTAGGAACGTTGTAACACCTTCATAGTATGATGGTGCTTCTTCGGTGATTTTTCTAAAATCATCCATGATGTATGCGGCAGCCAAATTTTCTTCACCAATTTCTGTGTAATAAGTAGTCATCGATGAAGTTGGCAAAACAATTCTAAAAAAACCTTTAAGGAACAAAAGCAAATCTGCTTTAGTGTGTGCTTCTTCAAGTAATGCTTCTTGTTCCGCGGCGGTTCTTGGTACGTCACCCGAGTTGGATGAGATGTTGGTTAAT